TTCTTGAAAGCGTCTACGCGGCAAAACCGTGTAAATGCAGGCTATCTCCAGTACATCCATCCTGCGGGAAGTATGTTGTACATTTGGAAGTAGCTAAATCGAGGAAATTCCTCGTCGGCCCCGAAAGGGCCGAAACTGGAAAGTGTACAGGTGCTCGGCCTCGACCGAACGCTTGCCATCACTTTACAAAACGGAGCATTTCTCTGTACCTGCGTCCTCACTCGCGTGAGTCCATCAGTCGCATACAAGGAAACCTCCAACCACCAGTGGAAACCGGTCTAACTGGGTTTCCACAGCGTCGGGATCCGCATGTTCAGTGTGCCACTCTCGATCTTGTCTCTCTTTACCCACTGCGGGGCGGGAGGGTTGAAATCGATAGGTGCAAGGTTCCGATCCCGGATGCGCTCCTCGAGCCTCAATAGAGCCTCAGGCGTGTACATCGGAATGTCGGGACAGTGCAGCATCAGACCAGCCACCATCTGCTGGAATCTGGACAGCCAGGGCCTCTGGCTAAAGCCACGGCCTGCGCGGATATCCTCTGCCGGGCGCTCGATGATTTGCGAAGAGAAGACCACTTCTCTGTGGTCCATATCTGAAGTCTCCATGAGCTTCACATATGTGAAACGCTCCAGTTCAAACTGGGCTTCACTTTCCTCGCGCTTCGCGTCTGCCAAGCGTTCGACCACCTCGGTGTAGCCCATCTGCGTCAGCAGTTTGAGCTCATCAGGGTGATCGAGTTTTAGGCAAACCTCGACCGCCTCTTGGTAGGCCTCCTCGAGTTCGTCCTTCGCACGGCAAAGCCGTTCGGTGGTCGACGACGACATGATCAAAGCTTTGAACATGATCGGTCGATCGAGGGTGTTGAAGGCGAAGCTCTTAGGTATGTAACCTTGAGCTTTGGCCATGCCTGCCTTGACCCAGCGTTTCTGGCGGTGCCAGGTCTCCATGTCGGATCCGCACATCGCGGCCATCTCGGCATCTTCGACCACGGCACCCGCCTTCTCCAACATGAAGTTGATCTCAGCGACGCCGTCGTCGCGCAGGGTTTTACCCCTGTACGATGACCGCTTCGCGAAGGAACTGAGTACTCTACTAATTGTAGGGTCGGCAAGCCCGTCGTTCTGCGCACAGACGCAGCTCAACACGTAGGCCGGCATCTCCCTCAGGAGAAGCACCAACCTTTCGACATCTTCTGGTTTTGGCACCAACCCCAAACCTCCGATGGAGGGGGGAAGGTACACCATGGGCTGGTTCCAATCAATGTATGGACCCATCCTCTGCCGATACCGGTTAACCACCGTTTCACGCATGGCGTGAAAGTCAGCAGGAAACCAGTTCAATAGCTTTGCTATCATGAACGCCTTGCCGATGGCAGGGTTCGTGTCGTTTCGGCCAAGGCCACCGTCACTGTCCTTCGTGAGAGGGCACAGTAGTCGGACCTTGATCGCATCGACATGGGGGTGAGTCTCGTAAGGAACATCCTGAAGTCTGCCCGGCGTGGACTTCATGCAATGATCCCAAACGAGGACCTCCTCGCAGAACCTTGTCGCGCCCTTTCCCCACAGGAACTTCGACTCGTTTAGCATTAGCCCCATCGCCTTGAGGTGCCTCAGCATCTCTAGGAGAAGGGGTTTCTTTGCTAAGAAGAAGAAGTCGTCTCCCGCGGTGCGGAAGAGGTGAGGTGTGACATTCATCACTCCTTTGCGAACCTTGTACGCTCCGGTAGTGTAGAGTGCCATCTGTTTGGCCACTTTGACCAAAAGGACGAGGGTCCCCTTTGACCCAGGGCGGCCCATCAGGGCAGCCCTTTCAGTCGGAGGGTGACAAACATCGTTCCCTTCGCGGTCGAAATCGACCTCTTGGTGAGGCGACAGCAAGGTGTCAATCATGACACCCCTGAGCACATCCAGAGTTCCGAGGCCACGGAACAGACCCCTGAGGGCCGGAATCGCGGCTCCGTCTTGAATGTACTCGGTCGCCTGAGTGAGGTCACCTGCCATTGGACACATGTCCGGCGTGACCTCGAAGCCGAAGAGGACTTTCGCGAGCTCATACCCCTGAAAAGCGGCATGTAGCCCGGCCTGGCACTCGGCATCTTGGTCCATGACCGAAATGATGTCGTGCCCGAAGGGAGACAGAAACAGGTCAGACCACGCTTCTGTCACGGTGATAGGCCTAGACTTTAGGCCAGGTTCGCCGATCGTCGAATACCGGAACTTGAGGGGCTTCCCTGTTCGGTACAAAGGATCAGTCAATGACTTGAACCTTGAACCGCCCAGGTATCCTTTCTCGATCCCGGTGTCGATCGCCCACTGCAAGAGTTGCGGACCGAAGGCCTCGTCGAGCCCCGTTGTATGACAGTCGCGCACTTCATACTTCGTGGGGTCTTCGAGCCACGCCGCAACATCGATGACAAAATCGTCGTCAGGCTCAAGGATCTTCTTATGATTCCTGACGAAATTCGTCGACTCACGACACATCGTCGTGAACAGTGGACGGCCTGGAACCTCGTTAAACGGGGTTCCGTGCCAGCACTCTTGTCTAGTCTGGCTAGACCCAAGCTGCTGGGCCCATCGCAAGTAGTCCCTCGCGATGGCGACCGCCTTGCCCCCCGAGCTCCGCGGGCAATTCAGCTCCGCTGAGTTGGTCAAGGAGACGTGGGCGTTCGAGAACTTGATTCTCGGCCTGAGGAGTTTGCCAATCAGGAACGCTTGACGTGAGATAAGCGTCTTTACATCGGGGGTAACCTCTCTGTAATCGACCTCATTCCTCGTAATGTTCCTGTGCAGCTCTCGCGCATCATCCCTCGCTCGCTTCGTCGGCGTCGGGAAGCTGCGCGATGACTGCAGGTGAGCACACCTGGTGCCCCAGGGCTTGATCTTTGGGATATCCCCATAGAAGATGCCTTCCATCCATGAGAAAGGTGATCCTCGCACGAACTTCATTGCGACGATGTTCCTCCTCCGCATATCGAAACCAAGGGTTCCGCCCGGGACTGCCACTGGCGAGTCCCCGATGAAAGCCTTGAAGATATTTGTGGTGAAGCCCTTCCACATCTTGGCGAAATGTTCAACGCCGTTGCGCTGGAGGCAAGTTGCCCAGCACCACAGTTTAAACTCCGCCACGACGGCAAGGCCTGTCTTCTCAATGAAGCCCTCCGTGGTGGACATGAGAAGACCATCTTCTACGGCCATCCACGTGTCTTGTATACGTTTGATGGCCTCAGGTTCGGCTTCTGCCAACCTGTGACGCGCAACCTCTGAGAGTCGTGAGTACAACTCATGCTGGTCCAGATGCCCCTTTTTATCGGAGTAGCTGGACTTCTTGAAGATGCGCGGTACACTCCGACCGTTCCGGTCCGCACAGCGGAACCGATCGTAAGTGATGCAGTTAGTTTTTAAGCTGACTGCACCGCATGTAGGACATGCGGGTGGAAAGAAAGTAGCCCATTTGATGATAGGGCCCTCCATCGCTTTAACTTTTCTTAGACTAGTTAGGCCTGCGTGCTGTTAGCCTCGGC